ATTACAAGATAGATTGAATGAATTAGAAATTGAATATATTTCAAAATATGATTGTGTAAAAACTGGATATAATATATGTAGTGGTGGAAATCAACATAGATTAGGAGTAAAAGAAACTGAAGAACAAATTCAAAAGAAAAAAGATCGTTGAACTGATGATATGAAAAAGAATCAATCTGAAAAATTTAAAGGAGAATTAAATCCAAGATTTGGAAGTTCTGAAAAAACTTATTCAAAAAAAGTTAATCAATATGATAAAACTGGAAAATATATAAAAACTTGAGAAAGTGCTGCAATTATTGAAAGAGAACTAGGTTATAGTGCTAAAAATATAGGTAGTGTTTGTTTAGGAAAGAATTTAACAACATGTGGGTTTATTTGAAAATTTTATATTGATTCTAAAGATAATATAATTCCAGAAAAAAGCAAAAGAGGAAAACAATCAACTAAAGGAATTCATACTATTTCTATAATACAATATTCAAAAGATAATATTTTTATTAAGGAATTTGTTAGTATAACTGATGCAGAAAAAGAATTAAATATAAATCATGCTAATATTTCAGCATGTGCTAAAGGTAAAAGAAAAACAGCGGGAGGTTTTATATGAAAATACTTGATGGAATAACATGAGATTTTGGTCCAGATGATAAAATTGAATATTTCGATAGTTATAAATCTTTCTTTATGACTAAATATCGCCCTATTAATGATGTTGATGCATTAGACTTTAATCCTGATTGATTTAGAGAAGATGCAATTAACAAATTAAAAACAGGTAGATATAGTCCATCATCTATACCTATGGGTTCTAAAACTCATAGAGATTGATGGAAAGAAAGAATACGTAGATGTAATGAAGGATATGAAGTCAATGGTTATCGTATAACTGGAGATAATTATTTCTTCATTAATTTTTATAACCTTAAATCTTCTGATTCAGAAACAATTAATCAATCTTATGGATTTCCTGAGTTTCTTGTTTTTCAATACGAATATTTCCATTACTTGGAAATGTGTGAAAAATTAAAGAAAGATACTTCAGTACTTAAAAGTCGTGGTATCGGATTCTCGGAAATGGCTTCTAGTTTTATAACTAGACCATATACAACAATTCCTAACTTTCGTTCAGTAGTTTCTACGTTTTCAGAAAAGCATTTGAAACCAACACTTGATAAGATATGGATTCAAATGGATTGATTAAATGAAAATACAGAAGGAGCTTTCAAAAGGGTTAGAATGGTAGCAAATTCTAAGACTCATAAAAGAGCATCTAAGAAAGATAAAGATGGTGGTGAAGCGCCAGACAGTCATAAGTCAGAAGTAGAAGGATTAGTATGTGATGAACCCGATAAGTTAAGGGGTGATAGAACACAAATTCTAATTTACGAAGAAGCAGGAGCAGATCCTGTTTTGATGAAAAAATGAGTTAAAGGTACTGCATTAATAACAGTACTTGGAGGTAAACGCGTTGGTAGAAAGATTGCATTTGGTACAGGTGGATCATCTAAAGCTAGTTCTATGGAAGGACTTAAAAGAATGACAAATGATCCAACTGCATATAATATTTTACCTGTTAAACATAATTATACTAGAGATGGTAGATACATATTAAGTGGATTATTTATTCCAGCTTATAGAGTTGTTTATGATTTAGTTGATAAACGAGGATGATGTAATTTAGAAAAAGCTAAAGATTGGTATGAACAAGAAAGAATTAAATTAGTTAATAGTCCAAAGGATTTACTAGAATTTAAGTCAGAGTATTGTTTTACTATTGAAGAAGCTCTTATACAACATGCTGATAATTTATTTCCTAGAGAAGAACTTGCAGAACAACTTGCACAAATAGAAATTTACAAATCAACTCCTACAATACATTCAGGACATCTTGTATGAAAACGAGATGGAGATGATAGAGCAGATGGGGTTAAATGAAGAGAGGATGCACAAGATGGAAAAATCCAAATTATAGAACATCCTTTAATGTCCGAATTAGGGACAGATTATAAAAACTTATACGTAGGTGGAATTGACTCTATTGATATTGGTACTGCTGATTCAGCAAGTGCTGATGGTAAAGGATCTGAATTTTGTATTGTTATAAAGAAAAGAGTGTTCGGACAATCTGATCCTGTTTATGTAGCAATGTATAAAGACAGACCTAAAGATCCTAGAGAAGCTTACGATGCAGCAGCAAAACTATTAACTTATTATGGATGTCAAGCTGTATTAGAATCAACAAGAACAGCTATTATTACTTATTTTAGAGATAAAAAATATTTACATCTATTAATGAAAAGACCAAGGTCTACAATGCCTGATGTATCTAAAGGTAATAGTCAAATGTATGGAACTCCTGCAACAGTTAAAGTTATTCTACATTATCGTGAATTAATATATGATTACATTTTGGATTACTCCCGTACAATGGCGTTTAAAGATATGGTTGATCAATTATTAGATTATACGGATGAAGGAAAGAAAGACTTTGATATCGTAGCTGCAATGGGAATGTGTGAACTTGGTGATGAAGAAATGTCAGTTAAACGTCCTGAAGCAAAAGAAGTAGAAGGTAAAGGATTCCAAAACATAGGTTGGTGAACAGATAATAAAGGTTATAAACATCATGGTATAATACCAGCAAAAGACAATAGAGATGGACGAGCTAGAATTAGCGCAAGCGATTCGTGATTATATAAAGAGCTGATATAAAGCTGACTATACAGGATTAATAAGAGTTGATAAACTCAATCCTGGTTATAAGTGTGTTTTAGGTATTCCAAGTTACATGGTGCAAACCTCATTTGCTATAGACTGTGAAACTGACGAAGAATTCTTAAATTATGTATACACAGAATTAAGAGTTAGAAATTATGTTAGACAAGAAGTATATAAAGTATATAGAAACTCTGAAACAAGAGAAGAATAAAAATGGATAAACAAATTGACGATAAAGAAAAAGATATAATGGATAATATAGATAGAGCTATTAATGAATTGGTTTATGAAAAAACCCAAATCATTAAAGCCTATAACTATTATCATGGTAAAAGAGACCCTGAACAATTCAGACATTTAGAAGAAAATTATGGGATAGGTACTCCTACATCAATTGAATTTGTACCATTAGTTAGAAAACACGTAGATGTTTTAATTGGTGAATACTTATCAACGCCAGTTCTTCCTAAAATTTCTTGTAAAGACCATACAACATTATCAAATATTGATAGAGATAAACAATTACACATACATGATAACATTGCTAAAGAATTAAATAAGCATTTAAAGAATGCTGTATATAGTTCTACAATAGGATCAGATGCTCCTGATAAACAAATTGAATTAGAACTTCAAGAATTACATGAATCACTCGATAGAAATTTTATGTCTAACTATGAAATAGCAGGACAAAATATAGTTGATTGAACAATGCAATCTCGAATAATTGATTTTGAAAATCAAAGAAAAATATTACTAACAGATTTATTAGTTAGTGCGACAGCTTATTATAAAGTATGTCCATCAGTTAGTAAATCAAATGTAAAACTTAGAGTATTAAATCCAATAAATACATTCATTGATAGAAATCCAGAATCACCTTATCTTAAAGATTCGGCACGTTCTGTAATTAGAGATTATTTAACTAAGGATCAAATACTTGCAAAGTATGGAGATTCATTAAAACCTGATGATTTAGAATCATTAGATACATTACAAGATTTTGCTAATGATGGATCAGCAACAACTTATCTTAGAAGTTATGATTCAGTTACAGGAAATACAATGTCAGATGGTATACTTGGGGGATTTGAAATAACTCCTCTATTACCTTATGAAAGAAGTACTTCTAAATATTTTAGAACTTTTCCAGTATATGAAGTTGAATGATTAAAGACTGAAAAAGAAGATGACAAATATATTACTAATCGTTATGAAGGTGTACGTATAGCTACTAATATTTATATTACTACAGGTAAATGTGAGGATGTAGTTAGAAGTGTAGATGATAAAACACATTGTACATTAACAGTAAATGGTATGTTCTATTCTGATAGAAATGGCGATCCTTTCTCTCTAGTATTAAAGACAGCGAATTTGCAAGACAAATATGACTTGATTAATTTTATGAGAGATAACGTAATATCTGAATCAGGTACTGCGGGAGATTTAATTGATATAGCTCACTTACCTAAAGTATTAGGTGCAGATTTAGCTGAAAGATTAATGAAATTTAAAGCTTATGGTAAAGCTGGTATGAAATTATACGATTCTTCACAAGAAGGTCAAATGCTTAATACTGCTATGAATGGATTTGATGATACATTAAAATTTAATACTATACAAGCTTTTGATTTAGCGATTCAAAGAATTGAAGATACTTGTTCAATGATTACAGGTGTATTTAAAGAAAAATTAGGTGGAATAGAACAACGAGATGCTGTAACAAATGTTGCAGTAGGTGTAAGAAATTCTTCTTATATTACTAAACAATACTATCAAATTATGGACTTAATAACAAGAGAAATCTTAATTGATATTCTTAATCTTGCTAAAATTGTTTATAAGAAAGGAATGAGTGGGTCACTTATATTAGGTGATAGATTAAATAAAATATTTACAGCATTACCTGAACATTATACAACAACTGATTATGATATTCATATTGGTGATAGTTCTGAAATTATGAAAGAACAAGAAACTATCAAACAATTAGGAATGGAATTAGTAAAAGGAGGATTGGTTGATCCAGAAACATTAATTGAAATTATTACATCGAAAGGTTTAACTAAAATGAAAGAAGATGTTAAGTTATCATTAGCTAAGAAGAAAAAAGAAAATGATCAACTTGGACAATTACAACAACAATCCGAACAATTACAACAACAATTAAAACAACTTCAACAAGAAAATTCAAAACTACAAGCTCAGGTTGGTAAAAACAATCAAGAGAAAATGGAGATGGATAGAGAAAGATTATCATTCGATAAAGAACTTGGATGGTATGAAGCTAAAAATTTATCAGAATATAATGCTGCTAAATTGGAAGACGATAAAACAAGAATCAAACTTGAAGGAGCACAATTATTAGATGCTAATCATCGTAATGATGAAGTTAGAAACAGCTAAACTTATTTATATGTTTAAAGAACTAAAACAAAGATGGACCACAGAAAGTCCAGCAATATTTAAAAAAATAACTAATATATCTATTATACTCGGAGGTGCAGCCTTCGGTATATTAGTTATGAATGGAGTTATAGATTTACAACAATATGGAGTTGCTCCAATTATTTTTAAGGTTTGTGGATACGTGTTAGTAGCATGTGGTGCAATGGGATTAACTTCTAAAATAACTAAACAAGACTAATAATCATGATTCAAATAAACTTACTAAGAATTTCACCAGATAGTAAATATCTAGAATTTAGTGTAGAGTGTCCAACAAATTATTTATTTAATAAACTATTTATTAAGAAATATGATGCTATACCAATAAATAGTACAGATGATCTTTGAAGAGATGTATCACATCTATTACAAAGAACTTCTACAAAAGAAATTATGAGAATATCTACTGAGGCTTTAAGTGGATTTCAAATTGAACCTGGTGTTGATGGTAATTTGGCAAGTACATTATTTTATGTGCAATTTGGAGTAGAGTGAATTGAACCTACACCAGGTAATCCAACATTACCAGTACCACTTATACCAGATGTTATTGGAGTAACATCAGATGTAAATAAAGTATATATTCTTTTAAAAGATTACTTACTTAATTTAGATGCAAGATGTATTACAACAAATGATTATCAAACATTAATCAGAAATTATATGTTCTTATATGCTCATTTAGAAGCCATGAGACTTGAACGATTTGATGATGCTGAAATGTTTTATGATATTATAAAGAAACAATTTATCTCTTGATCACCTTGACTAAGAAGTGATAATTCAAGAGTATTGAATGATTGTAATTGTAAATAAAATGGAAGAAGTTAAACAATCAATAGTATCAACTACAGTTAAATATTTGAGAAATCTTGAATATTTAGCTATAGATGATAAAAAATTATCAAATGACATAATGGCTTTAATTGTAGTCGATGAAGTATTTGATTGAGCAAGTTGATCAGGAGAACCTTCAACAGTACAAGTAAAACTAAAGAAATTTAGAAAAGATATAATTAGAAACAATCCTAAGATTATAGAAGAAATGCAAAGAACTAATGAATTCTATAAAAATGTAAATACACCACAAACTATTTATACATGACAACGTGTATACGATAATGTAGATGTAATTACAGTTGATGATCCTAGTGGTATTATTCCAGAACCTTATACACCTCCATATTTCTGAGGTAAAGTTGTAAGTAATACTAAACCAAGTAAAAATCAATCATTGATTAATTCTGGAACTATGGTTTATGGAGATCCAAGTGAAGCATTAAACATTCCTTACAACTCTAATAATACAGATTATTTATGGTTTGCAATTCCATCAGATATTCAATCTAAAGCAATATGATATGTTGATAATCAAAATAGTGGAGATATAGGTGGAACAAGAAATCTATTTGATACTGAAACTATAATGACAATTAGAATTCCAGAAACACTATTAGATAAAAGTTATAAAATATATATGACTAATTATTCAACACAAGTAGCTTCATTATATGTAGCAGAATCACTTGGACAAATACCTGCATAATATGGCAATAGATTTTAATGATAACTTACAAATACGAGCACCAAAATCTATTGATGATAGATACGGTCCTTGAGAAACAATTGAAGAGGGGTTAATTAATGTACCTCGTCCATATAGACATGATAAATTAACTTTAAATATTAACGGAGTTGAATATTGATTTAGAAACGGGTTAGAAGATGTTGATTTAATAGTTAAAGAATATGGTAGTGGTGGAGATACAAGTAAATGAGAACAATCTACAATGTTAGTCCAAGATGTTAAATATGGAAGACTTTATAATTGATATATTGTAATAGATTCTAGAAGTATAGCACCTAGTGGTTGACATATTCCAACTTTATCTGATTTTCAAACATTAAGTAATTTTTTAGGTGGAGATGATGTTTCAGGTGGAAAATTAAAAGAAACAGGAAATACTTATTGAGAAAGTCCAAATGTAGATGCTTCTAATAGTGTTAATTTTAATGCTAGAGGTTCAGGAGTAAGAGATACAGATGGTTCATTTTATTTAATAAATAGACATTTGGGTTTTTGAGCTTATGATGAATATAGTAATTCAGAAGGTAAACTAATTGATATTAGTAATGATAATGCATATGTTTTATTAAGTGTTCCAAGTATAAAAGAAACTGGAAGATCAATTAGACTTATTAAAGATAATTCAATTAATGAAGGTAGTATTGTAATTGATGGAATTACTTATCATTCAGTAACTATTGGTAATCAAGTTTGATTACAACAGAATTTAGCTACAACCCATTATCAAAATGGTGATTTAATTGGTTCTGATTTTAGTGGTACAGAAGGGGCTGTAGCTGCGTACAATAATGATGAAAATACTGTTTATAATCTTATAAATGGAGAAGATCCTATTCATATTAAACCAAAAGATAATAAAAGAATTAATGCAGATATTATAGATGGGTTGCCAATAAAAAATCCTGTAATTATTAACTTTACTGAAGCTGGTGTTTTTGATGTTTTAAATACTTATGACATAATAATAACAAATGGTACAAATATTAACTTATGATTACCAGTAATAAATGATGTTGTTGACGGAAAACAATTAATATTTAAGAATGAAAATTCTACAAATGTTAGTAATATACTGGTTTTAGATCTTGATGCGCAAATTGAAAATTTAGGACATGGAGTACCTTATCAAATTCCACCTAATAGTTCTATAACATTAATAACTAATAGAATTAGTAATAAATGGGATATTATAAGTGAATATATTCCACCTAAAAATATAATACAAGAAACTACAACTGGTGCTACAGATTCTGTTAATACTGAATTCGTTTTATCTAAAGAACCAAAAGATATATTTAACTTACAGGTTTACGAAGATTCGGGTGTATCATACGTTGTTTCTTATTTTGATGCAAATACAATATATTTAATTGATACCCCAGGGTCACATATAACTTGTAGATATATTCCAAAATAATTATATATTTTAAAATAAATAAATGATACAAAGCAATATACTATTAACAGATATTGTAATTCCTACAGTAGATAATTTAATAGTAACTGATGTACCAGATGAAGTAACAGTTAAAGATAGCGATATTATATCAACTACTTTAACTGTTACTTTATTAAATTCTGAATTCATTCAACATGAATCTCAGAATAATCCATCATTATTAGATTTGAATACAACAGAATTCAATAATCTTTCAAATGAAATAGTAGTAACACCTACTATACAAAATAATGGGATGTTATTAAATACTGATATTCCGGTATACGATAATGCAGTTCCTACAGATTTATCATTGAATACTAATTCACCAAGTAATAATGATGTATTAGGATCATATGAATCTGTAAATGCAATCCCAAGTATCACACCAGGATCTGGAAGTTTATTTCCATCCGATCCAACATTACTTCCTCAAATTAATAGTTTGTTTGAATTATTACAATACTTATCAGAAGTAATGATGAGATTTAATAGTGACCCAAATTATTATATGCAAGATGATTTTGCAATATTAGTTAAAACGATTACTAATGCTTTGATTCATTTATATTTAAATGCTCCATTATCTACTGGAGAAGTAGAAGGATTATATGCAGCATTAGGAACTAAAGTTGATAAAATTCTCGGAAAAGGATTAAGTACTAATGATTTAACAGATGAATTAAAAGCTGCTTATGATTCCGCGTTCTTAGAAACACATTTACATAGTAATAAAGCAGCATTAGATTTAGTAAGTGGTAAGAATACTGGAGATCAAGATTTATCAGTATTACAACCAAAAGAAACTGGAAAAGGATTATCTACTAATGATTTTACTAATACATATAAAAATAAATTAGATGGAATTCAAACTGGAGCAGAAGCAAATGTAAATGCTGATTGAAATGCAACTAGTGGAGATACTTTAATATTAAATAAACCTAATATTCCAAGTATAACAGGATTAGCAACTGAAACTTATGTTCAAAATTATGCAGAACCTAAAAAAGGAACTGATGATAATTATGTAACTGATTCAGAAAAGACAAATTTACATGCACCACATAGTGATGATCAAGATCTATCTGGATTAGTTGTAAAAATTCCTGGATATTCTTTAGTATTAAATGTAGATATTGCTAAAATACACGTAGCTCATAGTGATGATCAAGATTTAACACCTTATGAAACTATTGCTAATAACAATATTAAATTAGCTACTAAAGAACCAGCTAATGCTAATATACAAGCTCACATTACTAATACAAATAATCCTCACTTTACAACTAAAGCACAAATTGGATTAAGTCAAGTAGATAATACTAGAGATATAGACAAACCTATATCAATCTTAACTCAATTAGCTTTAAATACTAAAGAACCTAATATAACATCAGGATTAATTACTGATTACTGAAGAGGTGATAAAACATTCCAACCTTTAAATAAGGCTGCTGTAGGTTTAGATAATGTAGATAATACATCAGATTTATTGAAACCAATATCTACTGCTACACAAAGTGCATTAGATTTAAAATTAGATGTATCATTAAAAGGAGCTAATAATGGATTGGCAGAACTTGATTCAAATGGCTTTGTAAAAAATTCACAATTACCATCTTATGTAGATGATGTATTAGAATATACTTCTATAAGTTTATTTCCTACAGTTGGAGAATCTGGTAAGATATACATAGACACAACCACTAATTTAACTTATAGATGAGGTGGAACTACTTATGCTATTATCAGCTCATCTTTAGCTTTAGGAGAAACTTCAGCAACAGCATATAGAGGAGATCGTGGAAAAATTGCTTATGATCATTCACAAATAAATAGCGGTAATCCACATGGATTAACTTTATTAGATATTGGAGCTCAAGCTCAATTAAATGGTACTGGTCTAGTTAGAATGTCTGGAACTTCTATTACTTATGATAATACATCATATGTTTCTGGAACTCCATGAACATCAGTTGGATATTGATACTCAGGTAGCCATCCTACCACAACTAGTGGATATGGTTTACCAGATTATCCTACAACTTTACCAGCTAGTGATGTTTATTCATGAGCTAAAGCTTCTACAAAACCAAGCTACGCTTATTCAGAAATAACTTCTAAACCTACATTATTATCTCAATTTACTAATGATTTAGGTAATTATGGTTCATTTGTTACTGGTACTCCTTGGACTGGATATGGATATCTTACTGGTATAACTGGAACTCAAGTTACTACAGCATTAGGATACACTCCCTATAATTCTACAAATCCTAGTGGTTATATTTCTAGTATAACTAAATCCCAAGTTGAAGGAGTTCTTACTGGACTAATAACTACTCATACACATAACTATTTATCTAGTTTTACTGAAACTGACCCTATATTTATTGCATGGAATAAATCTACTGGCATAAGCATTACTAAGTCGCAGGTTAGTGATTTTCCAACTAATCTCAGTCAATTTAATAATAATCTTGGTAACTACGGTGGATGGATAACTGGTATCAACTCAGGAATGGTTACTACTGCTTTAGGTTATACTCCACTACCTACTAGAACATTCGGTTCAGCAGCCAGTAGTAACACTGGAGACTTTGTATCTTCTAGTGGGACTTTAGGCTCTAGTATAACACTAGGAACAGTATATAATGGAACTGCTAATCAATCCGTACCTACTAATTTACTAGGAGGTTACTCTAACGGATATGTTTATAATTTTACACAAAATCAAATACAATCTTGGTTAGGTCTAGGTTCATCGGCTTATACCAACAATAACGACCACATATTAAACCAAAATAGCTCTGCACAATCTGCAAATATGTGGATTAGTGGGGATGTTACAGCGTATGGAAAAGGCAAATTTGGTGTAACATATCATAGTGTTGAATTAAGAGCATTGGATTCTGATTATGGTAGTGCTATGTACTTATATGCCGATGGTGGAACTGACCAAAGAGTTTATAGAATTGCCAACAAATACAGTGGAAGTGGTACTGATTTAGTAATTGATTATTCTGATGCTAGAGCATACAATACAGAAGCTATTGCACATACTTATACAGAAAGATTTAGGTTAAGTAAAACAGGAGCAGTAACTTTTACTTCTACAGTAAATGCAACTCAACTACAATCAACAGTAGCAACTGGAACAGCACCATTAACTGTAAATTCTACTACTATGGTGGGGAATTTGAATGCTGAAATGGTAAATGGTTTAAAATACTATGGCGCTGATTTTGCGTCTACGGTAAGTTATGTAATGGTATACGATGCCCCTAATGCTAGAATGAGTCCTGCTACTAGTACTCAAATTAGAAATTTTATTGGCGTAAATAATATTGCTACACAAGATTTATCAAGTTTATCAACAAACTACATTCCTAAATGGAATGGGAGTAATTTTGTAAATAGTTTGATAAGTGATGATGGGACAAATGCATCAGCTAGAGGTGATTATTTTGCTATTAATATACCATCTAATAATTATTCAGGTAAATTAAAATTTGGTTCAGGTTCTTCTTTTGACTATTTTATTAGTAGTGGAGATAATTATGGGTCAATGATTTTTAATTCTGTTGGACAGTGGGGAAACAAAGCCTTTACTTTTAATTATGCAACTACTCCCTTATTGACTATTGAAAGTAATGGAGTAGTAAGTATACCAAACACAACTCAATCACTATCACCATCAACAGGAGCATTAGTTCTTAATGGTGGGATGGGAATTAACGGAAGATTATCATTGCCTAGCGGTTCAGGTTGGGTAGGAATGTTATCATTTGACCATAATGTATCTAATGGTAGTTCTAGGAAATGGTTCATACATACAGATTATCAGTCTTATGGAGATTTTGCAATTACTACTCAATCAACCCAAAGTGCTAATACAGTACCCGATATTGGGAGGTTTTATATTAGCCCTAATGGTAATACTGGGATTGGATATATTTCTGACCAAGGGTATAAGTTGGCAGTGAATGGTACTTTAATGGCAACTGGAACTGTTAATACTTATGCAGGTGAGGGAATAAAAATGATTGCTGATGCCGCTTATTTGAGTGGTTATAATTCAGCAAATACAGTTAGACAAGGTTACTTACAGTTTACTGGCAATGCAGTATATATTAGTGCTGAAAGTGGAACAGGTGATATTGCTCTAATTAACAAAAGTGCTGTGCTAATTAGAAATGATGTTGGAGGTGAGGCAAGAATACAATTACAAGGTTCACAAGCAGGAGTTAAGCAATACTATATTAAAAATTCAATACAAGGAATTTCAAACACTGGATTTTCAATTAGAAATGCTTCCGATGGTACAACTCCATTTTATATTGATGGAAGTGATAATTCTCATTTCAATGGTAATGTTACTGCTAGTAATTTTATTTCAAATGGAAATGTAATAGCAGCGGGTGAAATAGTAGCTTATAGTGCATCTGATGAACGGTTAAAAGAAAACATTCAACCATTAAATAATTCTTTGGACGTAATCAATAAATTAAATCCAGTGCAATATAATTGGAATGAAAAAGCTAAAGAATTAAACCCAAATAAGGATGAAAAAACAGATGTTGGTGTTATTGCTCAGCAATTAAAAGAAGTACTTCCAAACCTAGTACATAACATTTATAACGATGAATTTTTATCAGTTGATTATATCAAGTTAATACCATATTTAATCGGAGCAATTCAAGAACTAACACAAGAAATAAATACTTTAAAAAATAAATAATATGGCATTACCATCAACAAATATTACTACTACATTAGTAGGGCAAGAACTAGGTTTAAATACTCATAATGTATCAACATTGTGTTTGAGTTCATTAGTTAATGAATATGGTTTTAATAGTCCCGATTATAAAGAACAATCTGCATACTTTGGAAAAACACCATATCAAAGACAAAATGAAAATCAAACAGTTTTCCCAAAACAAGGTTATCCGCTTGGGGTTTTTAGAAATTATGACCACAACTGGATAACGTTCACTGGAAACAATGGGTATAAAACTAGCGATTCAATAAATTATTATTCACCTATATATATGAGATTACCTATAGTATATGCAAAAGAAGATATGAGCACAAAAACACCTGTTACAATTGCTCATACTTTTGATGTATATTTTAATAGATATGGTAATGATTTTGTACATACAAACTTTGTAAAAATGATAAGTGACCAAACAGGATATTACCCATATTTTCAATTTCAAATTAACCCACAAAGCCCACCCGATGGTGGTAGTGCTTTAACTGTTGGTTCAACAGCTTGGTTTAAAGTTGTACATAAGAGTTCACCCGATAGAAGATGGATAAGTGGTATTGATGCAATCTCTAATAATGGAGATGGTGAATGTTATATTTTTTCTGTAGTAATACCATCAGACCCTTGGACAAATTCAATGAGATATACAGATTTGACTTTCTTTGCATATAGAAAAACAGGTAATTCGGGTATAATTGCATCATTAAATATTTTAGGTGATTTGAGGGTTCAAAACAATAATGTAAATATCAAATTTGAAATTGCATCAGATTCTAATTTTACTACTAATGAGTTCCTAACTAACACATCAGCTACTTGTAATGCTAATACTACAAGTCCAGGAACATCAGTACAAAGTGGCTCAGCATATTTTGATTTATCAAGTGCAATATCAAAATTTTCTGTAGGTTCAACAATCTATTATAGAGTGAATTTTAATAATGATGGATGGTCACAAACTTACTCAGCTATCGTTTCAAATCAACCACCATTACAATAATATCAAATAAATGTAATATGAAAATAGTATCAAAATGATTCACGTATGAAGAACTAGTTCATACAGATAAAAAGATAGTAAATATTCCTAATGAAACACAAGTAGCTAATCTGCAAAGATTAGTTACAAATGTGTTAGATCCTTTGAGGGAATTGTATGGTAAACCAATTAAAATTAACAGCGGTTTTAGAAGTCCAGATGTAAATAAAGCGGTTGGTGGTGTAAGTACTTCTGGTCATTTATTAGGTACTTGTGCTGATTTAGATTGTGATGATAATGCTTTACTTTATAAGCTAATAAAAGAACATTTTGAGTTTAGACAGTTGATAGATGAACATAATTTTGCCTGAGTTCACATAGAATATAGAGAAGGTGATAATAAGAAACAACTAATAAAAACGTAATGATAGCAATAAAGAAATATTTAATTATACTGCTGGCTTCAATAGCTTTGATTTGTGGGGTTTTATTGTGGTTTTCATATAACCACACAAAACAACTGAATGAGGAGCTAAAAACGGCTACCAATAACTATAAAGCATCAGTTAGAAAGAACGTAGTTTATCAATTTACTTTAGCTGATTTGAAGGATAGTAAAGATTCATCTGATTTAAAAGTAAAAACGTTGATAGGTGAATTAAAACTTAAACCTAAAAAGGTAACTGAAACGGTTTTTATAAATTCCCAAACACAAATAAAAGATACTGTAACATTAAAAGACAGTGTGTTTATTCGTGATTATGAAGCTAAAACTGGTGATGAATGGTACAGCCTAGATTTGAAATTTAAAGCACCAGATACGCTTAATGTAGATTTGAAAGTAAGAAATGAAGTAATAGCAATTACTTATGATAAGCGTGAAACAATAAAACCACCAAAGAAATTCTTTTTGTGAAGGTTGTTCCAGAAAAAACAAACAATACAGGTTATAGAAGTGAAAGAACTAAATCCTCATTCAGAGGTAAAAGACTTTCGATTTATAAAGGTGTTAAAATAGAAACAAATAAAAAAGTAAGTAATGAATTTGAAAGAAACAAAATTGAACGTACAATTAGCAGTAGCTTGTGTATTGGTGTTGGCTGGGATATGCCTTTTATTTATGGGTTTTTGAGTAGTACCCATTGGAGTTATACATAACAGTATTTTAGTAGCCTTTGGGGAAATATGCACCTTTGCAGGTGCTTTGTTTGGGGTAGATTACCAATATAAAAAGATTGGTAAATAATATTGAAGTCTGTAGTCTTTGTTGATTACAGACTTTTTTTTACTTTTGTCAAAAAATAACAATATTATGAGTGTAGTAGATCAGTTTGATATAGACGATTGTATAGAAGAAGAACCATTATTAGAATATGTATGTAATATGGTTTATACGCACCTTCCAGATGCAGATTTTGATGCTGAAGGAAATGGTATGTTAATGTGTTCATTGAATGGATTATATACTTTTGTGCAAAATTATAATCAAGGTACAATAAAAACCAATTTTACTTATAATGATTATATGAATGGTGATGAAGAAGATAAAAATATACAACTCATATTAAAAGCGTTTAATATAGATTCTAAAAAGTTTTGGTATTTTCTGTTATTTGCATTTGATTTTGCATATACTAATTGTGTAGGTGGTTTGGTTGCAAAAGAAAGTCCAGCTGGTCAAATGAAAAAATTTGTAAAAGCTATAGATGATAATTCAACAGGTAAAATTAATGGTAATGATATTGAATTTAAACAGAAAGCTACTATTACGTTGAAAATTGGTAAAAAAAGTATTGTCATAGATAATAATACAGCGATTTATTTAATGGCTTCGTTATGTGATGAGGAATTGAACGGTTTAAAAACTGGTAGTGTTTTAAATTCTGCTAAGCTTGAAGAAAGTAATTCTAAAGATGCACCAAATTATGCACGTATTTGTCTATTCACTAAAATAATGATTGACTTCTTTAAACAATATGTTGTAGATAAACCTGTTAAAAATGGAGATAAAATAGCATCTTTGAATAAATTTACTTTTATTTCAAAATTAATATATCTTACAGGTATATATAATAATGAAGATTGGTTATATGGCGATGAACATTTAAAGTCCTGTTATAGAGAGTTTAAAACCAAAACACAAGACTTTAGATTTAATAAATATTCTGCTATGTGGCATTAATTAATGCGGGGTAGGTAAATTAGACCATTTTAACCATTACTTTTGGGCTTTTCATATTGTCGCACCTTTGTATCGCAATCACAAACAAACTAAAACAGATTGCTTTATTTAAATGAATAAAAATATTCAAAGTGCAGATGCTGCACAAGTAAAAAAAGTAGGTCAGAGAAAAGAATCAATAGATTCTTATGGTACTTCATTTGGTAAGTTATTAACATCTGACGAGCTACTAAAAAGGTGTGATGAACAACTTGAAAAGTGTGAGAAATGGACAGCTAATTTAACAGCATTGAAAGCTGAAAAAGAAGCCGAAATTAAAGCACAAAGAATTGAAGCATTAAAGACTTCTGTAAGTACTATGAGTGCAGAAGAGAAGGCAGAAATTATTAACCTTTTAAATGCTTAATATTATGGGTGAAATTTTTGTAATTGGACAAGAAGATGTTTTTAAGAAAAACATCAAACAAATGGTTTTTAAAAATTTAGCTGAGGAATCAGATAAAATTAGAATGAGTGCAATGATATCTGGTATGATAAGTAATACATACTTAACAAGTACTCATACATTTACACCTAAATTAGAAGCGTTATTACAACCTATTTTAGACGAAATAGCAAAGTCAGATGAGTTTATTAGTGCCTTAAAAGCTATTACTGGTAGAAATATAATGCCACCTGCATTATATAGTTCTTTAGCAGAGGGTGATATTTTCGACATTAATTTAGTATTTGGTAAAGAAAACGACCAAACAGTACAAACAACAAACAACATTATGGAAGGTAAAACAATTAAAATAGTAGTTAGAGAAGTAGTAAGACGTGAAGCAGAACTGGTTATCGGTAAAGATATAACTGAACTTGATGCAAAGAAATTGTTGACAATCAGTCAAGATTGCGAAAGAGGTAGTAAAGAATATGATCT